TTGTAGACGCAATTATTAATGATGTATCACCTGCTAAGTTTCAACAAAACTTAGATTTTATTTATCCTGTATTGCAAAGACTTGCACCAGTGGTTAGACAAAACTTTGGACAACAGTTAGGTTTATCACAAGAGGATACAGATACATTAGATGACAATGTAATTATATCTGCGCTTATAAGCAAAAATGTAAACCAGAGATTCTTACAAAGAGAATTAGATATAGCAGAAATAAGAAATGTTGGTAGAGAATTTGGTGGTATTGGTGTAGAAGCAGCAGGTAGATTAGCTGCACAGGGCGTTACTGGACAAGCAGCAGTAAGCATTGGCAAGAGTGTGGGCGCTAGATTCGGTAGATTACAAAGTCTTGCACAACGTACATTAGGATCTCCAGATGTATTTGGTTTAGTAGATTTTATAGAAGCACAAGTATTTCAGGGCAGTGCAGGTGATGTATTGTTAGAAAAATTAGAAGCAGCACAACGTACAGAGTTCTCTGCAGCAGAACGTGCAGCAACTACAGAAGCAGGTGTAACAGGATTGGTTGAAGCATAAAAAATATCCAAACCTGCAAATTTATGTGTTATAATAAAATCATAGCGTAACTTGAATCCGCTTAGAATAGATCAGTAATTTCTCTTGTGAGTGCCAACGTACACAAGACGTATCAAATCGTTGAGATGATCAAGCGCGGTATTACAGCGCAAAACTTTTTCATATACATTTAATAATTCTGTAATCACTCCCATTATGACCTGGACCTTAATGGTGTTTTGTGTAATAGTCCAAGAAAGAACGAGGAAAATATGACAGAGGAAAACATGACAGATAGCACAGATAGTGTTAAAAACATGCGAGACAAGATAGAGAGACAAGAAAAAGAGCTAAAAGAACTACGTAGCGCAGTTAAGACAAACTTGTTTAAAGAAGTAGGTCTACCAACTGATAGCGGTGTAGGTAAAATGGCTTTTGAATTGTACAGTGGTAGCAATGATACTGCTGAACTTAACACATGGTTAAATGAAAACTATGGCATAGGTGAAGCACAGTTATCTAATGAACAGGTTGCAGCACAAAAAATAAGCGAATCTGATCAAAAGCTACAACAGGTACAAAACGTATCTCAATCAATAGCACCTCCAAGTATTGAATCAACATATAGAGAAGTAGTAGATAATGGAACTGTAAAAGAATCTATTAGAGCAAAACTTTATATGCAAGACAATTTAAAAAACCAAACTAACAACTAATCACGGAAGGAATTTGATTAATTATGGCAGCTATTTCAGGCGCTAACCCAATAGTTACAAGTGATATTAACAATTTCACTGGTGAACTATTTAAGATCACTCCGCACAGAACTCCGTTATTAGCTGCAGCAGGCGGTTTGAATGGTGGAGTCGTAAGCAACACAACTTACTTCCAATTTCAAACACAAGATAATGAAACTATTTCATCTGTAACACCAGAGACAGAAGGTGGACAACCTTCTTACAACGGTAGATCCAGATCAGCACAACAGGGCGTATTACAAATATTCCACGAAGCTGTACAAGTTTCATTTACCGCACAAGCAGCATACGGTGAAATTGTGCCGTTTGATCTTGCAAACAATTACAAGAACTCTATTGATAAATTATCACTAGAAGGAAACAATCCAGTAACAGATGAGCTTGCTTATCAAATGGAATTACTACTTGAAAAGATCGCAAAAATGGTTGAGTGGTCAGCATTCAACGCTTCTTTTGATGACGGTACAGGTGCAAATCCACGTCAAATGAGAGGTCTTAAAGAGCATTTAGATCTTACAGGCGGAACAGCAGTTAACAATGATGACGGTGGTGGAACACCTGCCGCACAAAAACTTAACTGGTCTATCATTGCAGACGCTATGAAAGCGTTATATGACGCAGGCGCACCAATGAGACAACCTGTTCTCTTTGTATCTCCAACAATGTTATTGGATCTTAACAAAGAATTAGTATCAGCTACAGTAGGATCCGTAAACTACGGTATCTTACCTAGAGATCGTGCAGTTGGTGGTGTTGACATTGACACAATCGTTACACCATTTGGACAAATCGGATTAGCATTATCTGATTATCTACCTGCAGGTACAATCTCTGGTTCTAAGCAAGCATTCATTGTTGACTTATCTTTCGTCAAACCTGTATTCTTGAACATTCCAGGATACGGAACTATGTTCGTAAGAGACATTGATCAAGATGATTACGCTAGAATCGCTAAAGCTGTTTACATGGAAATGGCTTTTGACTTTGGTCCACAACAATACCATTGTCAGATTGACAACGTAGTAGGTTAATACCTACTTATTATTAATACTCTAAGGCCGCTAATCCACCTTAGCGGTCTTTAGAGTATGTTAAAATAAATTATCATGGCATACGGAATGAGTAAAAGCGAAGTAGCTTTAATAGATGTTTCAGCAGACGCAACCAATAGCTTAGGAGTTAACGTAGAAAATATGTTGCTTTGTGGCGTAGTGTTTCCTGCAACAATGACAGGAACAGCTATCACATTTGATTATTCAGTAGACGGATCAAGTTGGATAGATGTCTTTGAAACAGACGGTACTGAAGTTTCTTATACAGTAAGTGCAGACAATGTGGTTCGTGTAGATCCTAGTGGTTGGGCATTTGCTAGCAACGGTTATATAAGAGTAACTTCAGACGCAACAGAAGCTGCGGACAGAAAAATTAAATTATTATTTAGAACTGCTTAGGAGGACCAATGTCAACTTTTGGTCAACTTATTGACAGAACTTACAGAGAATACCTTAGACCTGTAGAGGAACAAGAACCGCTATCACAAGTAGCTAACCTAGATACTATTACAGACGGTCAGGGTATTACTGCAAGTGGTACAACACTTCAATATAAAGAAGGATTATTTACTCCAGAGGAGGAGGAATTAATTGGTGCAGGTCAAGTTCTTGAAATAGGACAAGAATTGTTAATGGTTGAAGCTATTAACACTGTATCAAGAGAGATCACTGTAGAACGTGGTAGGTTAGGATCTACCGCAGCAGAACATCTTAATGATGAGGATATAATATTAAAACCTAAATATCCTAGATTAAACGTAGCTAATGCAATAGGTGATCAAATCGTAGGTTTATATCCTGCACTATATGCAGTAGCAAAGACAACAATACAAACATCATCAACACAATTTGTAGAAATGCCTGCAGCAACAGAGAGAATACTACAAGCTAAAATGGATTTATCTACATCAAGTGTTACTACATATACAGATGTACCATTAGAACTTCTTACAGACTTTGACGGATCTACTACTGGTGCAGCAGTACAGTTTCCTACACAACCTACATCTGGTAAAAATGTTTATGTAGTTTATGCAAAAAAATTTACTAGACCTTCTGCAGAATCAGATGATTTAAATACAGTATCAGGACTAGACGAATACCATGAACAAATAGTTATGGTAGGTGCAGTTGCACAGTTGTTATCAGAGTTAGATGTTGACGCTTCTACAAATAAATTTATTACAGAAAACTTAGAAGCAAGTGGTATGCCTATTGGATCTGGTGAACGATTACGTAATGCTTTACTTAGATACTATGGAGTATTGCTAGATAGAGCAAGACGTGAACAAAGATCAAGATTTCCACAGGGCGTAGAACTATATGGAATTAGTTTTACCTAATGCCATTACCAAGTACATCTAACGTAGCTAATCCATTAGCTTTTGGATACGAAGCACAAATATCAGACGGTATTACAGATATATTATTAAGACTTGCTGTAGCACCAGGTAGAGAATTAACTATAACTACAGCACCATTATCTGCGCAACAGATCAACACTGCAGTTGTACCAGAGGAATTTAGAGCAGAGTTTGGTCAATCATTTGCACGATCTGATTTTTCTGGTGGTGCAGGATTAGATCTAGCACACCAAAGAATATCTGGTACTAATGATTTTCGTAGGTTTTTTGATAGCAAAGGTATAGATGTTTTCAAAAATGCAGCAGACAAAGGCAAAGCATACTCTATAGAATTATTACATGAAACTACTGCTGTTACATCTAGGGCAAGTACAGAAACAGAACAACACATAATATCGCATGAGGATATATTGTATGTAGCACAGGGCCACAATGTTTATTATTCATCAGACAATGGTGATACATGGACAACAAGTGATCCGTATACTGCAGGACCAGGATTTGATGTAACAGGTATGGTATTAGAAGGTCATACATTATACGTTAGTTTAAATGACGGTACAGATAGTATTGTACGGTATGCAAACGCAGATAATATTGCAGCAGGTTGGTCTAATTACATGTCATTACACTCTGCACATGTATACACAGGATTGTATTACGTAAAAAATTATTTACTTGCAACAGATACAGACGGACATTTGCATGAGTTAGACGGTACTTCTAGTCCAGGATTAATTAAAGATTTACCTACTGGATCTTTATGGGTAAGCGTTATTGACGGTGGATCAGTAATACTTGCAGCTAGTGATGACGGATATATATACAGTATTAAAGATGACACAACTACAGGTTTAGAGTTAGCAGGACAAACATTTATAGAAGGTGAACCTATTGTTGATATGACAGAATCAAACGGTATTATCTTTTTTTCAACAGCAAGTTCATCTGCTAACAATGGAAAAATAGGACGTGTATATCAAGCAACAGTAGCGTCAGACGGTGTCATTTATACATTACAGGGTAGACAATTAATTAAAGAATTTGGAGATGAGGATACATCTGTAGATAAAAGTCCTACAGCTTTTTATAACACAAGAGATCAAATATTTTTTGGTGTAGTAGATAGTGCAACAGAAACAGATCTATATTCTATTTACTTACCAACATTAGGATATGCTAGAAATATTTATTACACAGGTACATCAGGTAAAGTTATGGGTATAACTGAAGCTAAAGGACGTTTGTTTTTTTTAGTAACAGGTATTGGACTTATTAAAGAGGCAAACACGTTAGTATCAGACGGATATATAACATTACCTGCAGCAGACTTTTTTACATCACAGGCTAAACAATGGATCGGTGGTCGTGTTTATACAAATGATATACCTGCAGGATCTAGTGTATTAGCTGAATATAGTACAAGTTTAGACGCATTAGAAAATCCTAATGATCCTACTTTTTCTACGTTAACAAATATAGAGACAAGCATTAGTGGTAATGAAGTTCCAATTATTAATGTTATAGATCGTTGGTTAGTAGCTAAATTAACTATAAATGCTAATTCTGGTAGAACTGCTAGTCCAGAAGTTTACTCGTATAGCTATCGTGCATTCCCTGAACCAGAGGACGTAATTGCACGTATACCTATAAACGTATCAGATAGATTAGAACGACCAGGTAAAAGAGCAAAAACTATACCTGGTATTGGTAGAAAATTATTTGACGCAGTTAAAAGATTAGAAGGTAAATCAGTAACTCTTACTATTTTTAAACCTGATGAAATAATAAGAGGTATTGTAGAGAATGTTACATTGCCTGTAACAGAAATTACTAAGTTAGGATCTACTACAGTATTTTGTTCTATACAAGTACGTGGACAAAGACAAGCAGCAGGTACTGGTGAAGTAACATCATTAGGCGCACTCGGTATTGGACGTTTAGGAATACACCGATTTGGTGTGTGATATAATTTATCAGGAGAATTAATGGCAAGCACAAGAAAAGCAGCAGAAACGTTTACAAGAAACGCATTTGAAACTACATTATCTAGTACATTTGGTGCTAGTGATACAACAGCAACAGTAGCTTCTACAGCAGGATTAACAAGTCCATGTTATTTAGTTATTGAACCAGATAGTGCTACACAAAGAGAGTACGTATTTTTTGACGGTACATTTACATCTACACAATTAGTTACATCTACAGTAGATAACAGATATTTATCTGGATCTGCAGCAGCTTCTGGCTTATCACACCCACAAAACTCTAAGGTACGTATGGTACCTGTACAACAATTATTTGAGGATATATTTGACGCATTAGGCCAGGTAGTAGATGTAGATTGGTCATCAGCAGACGCAGGTACACCTAAGTTAGCAGCAGAGTTAGACGCTAACAATAATAAAATTGTTAACCTCACAACACCGACAGCAGCAGCAGACGCAGTAAATAAAACATACGCAGATGATGTTGCAAATCCTAATACAAAAACTGACGGTACTGGTATTACTGTAGATCTTGCAGCAGACTTTTTAATTTTATACGACAATGATACAACTAACGTAGTTAAAGTAAATCCAAATCAAGTTGCAGCACCACAAGAAGTACACCCATTTTTAGTTATGGGCGCATAATGGGATTGTTACTTACTTTAAAAGAAGGTGGATCATTAATTATAGATACGATAGGTAACTTGCCTATTGATGAGGATTTAGATCTACTACCAGATGTATCAGCATTTAATTTTAATTTAAGATTTATGTTATGGAATCCTAGTTATAGGTTACAAGTTGGCATTTCTGCTGATGAAATGATGTTACTAGGTGTATAATAAAAAAGAGATTGGAGAATAAAATATGGCAAATGCTTATAAAGTATTAGGACAAACAGGGGACGCTTCAACTGCTGTTGATGTTTATACAGCAAGTGGAGTTGAAGCAATAGTTTCAACTATTGTAGTTTGTAACAGAAGTGCAGCAACCAAAACATTTGATATCTCTGTAAGACCTGCAGGTGCAACAGAAGCTAATCAACATTATTTAGCTAAAGGCACAAGTATTGCAGCAAATGACAGTATTACATTAACATTAGGTATTACATTAGCTGATACAGATGTTATTACAGTTACTGCGTCTACAGCAGATGTATCATTTTCAGTTTTTGGTACAGAAATTTCATAGGAGTTTTAATAAATGGCGATAACAAGTTTATCAAATCAGGGTTTAAAAGGCACTAAATCCACAAATATTGAAGGTGCTAAATTCAAAGGCTTTGCTGTTGAGTATTTAGTTTTTGGTGGCGGTGGAGGTGGAGGTTCAGGTGAAGCTAATACTAGATGTAGCGGTGGCGGTGCAGGTGGTGCTGTCAATTCATTTGGAACAGAAAATTCAGGCGGTGGAGATGATACCGCACCTAAAAATTTTATTGAATTAAACAAAAATTATCGTGTAGCTGTTGGTGCAGGTGGCGGTGGATCTAATCTTGGTAGAGGCGGTGGTAAAGGTGCTGATAGTCAGTTTCAACCTATTGTTGCAATCGGTGGTGGATTAGGTTCCTCTAGACATCAGGGTGGTTCTGTTGGTGGTTGTGGCGGTGGTGTTTCTAATAATGGTGGTGCAGCAGGATATGCAGGTACTACTAATCAGGGTTATGCAGGTGGTGGTGCAAATTCACAATCACAGGGTGGAGGTGGCGGTGGTGCTACTTCTGTAGGTCAAACTGCTAATACTAGTGGAATTGGTGGTAATGGTGGTTCTGGTATTACCAGTGCAATAGTTGACGGAACAAATCAAACTTATTGTGGAGGTGGCGGTGGTTGCGGTTCTACTTCTGGTGGTTCAGGAGGTTCTGGTGGTGGAACAAGTGGAGGTAGGGGAACTTCTACTTCTACAACATCTGCTGCTGCAAATACAGGTAGTTCTGCAGGCGCAGCTGGTAATGGTCAATCAGGTTCTGGTGGATCAGGAATGGTTATTATTAGATTTCCTTCTCAATATACAATAAATGTTGGGGTAGGATTAACACATACAGAGGATACAACTACAGTACCTGGAACAAATATATGTGTATTTACATCAGGTGAAGATGATGTATACTGGAGTTTATAATGGCACATTACGCAGTTTTAAATAATGACAACGAAGTAACTGGTGTTTTAACTGGTAGAGATGAAAATGATACTGTTAGTTTGCCTGAAGGTTATGAAAGTTGGGAGGATTACTATAGTCAAAAAATATGCGGTGGTGCAACAGTAATTAGAACTTCTTACAATACACAAAATGGTGAACACGAATTAGGTGGTACTCCATTTAGAGGAAACTTTGCTTGTGTAGGTATGATATATGACGAAACTAATGATGTCTTTATAGAAAAACAACCTGCAGAGGATTGGATTTTAAATACTACTACTTGGAATTGGGAAGCACCTCAATAAATAAATAATTGTTAAAGGTGGAAAATGAAAAACATAATTATAACTTCTAAAAAAGAGGAACTTTTATCTATAGATAAAATAGTTCCTAAACCTGCTTACAAAGATATACCAAAGTATTTTAAAAATATTCCAAATGATGTTGAAAGAGGACCTAGTAAATTTCCGAATCTTAAAACTGCAAAACATTGTCCAAGTTTTGTAGATATATTTCAAGAAGGGATCATTATGTATGCACATTGTGATATGTATCTAAAATTAGAGGACATTTCAAATGAACATTATTGGGAAGTTCCACCAGGTAGTGGTTTTTTATTAGAACATCATAGCGACAATCAATTTGTAGATTATTTTCCAAATTCTAAAGTAAGAAAAGTTTTTAAAATTATAAGTCCATTTGAATTAATAGTTCCTAAAGGATATAGTTTAAGACAAATACCATTATTGTATGACTATAATCCTGATTGGCATATAGCTTATGGTGTATATCAAGCTGATATTAATCAAGAAATTGTTTTACAATTAATGTACACATCAAAAGAAAATGAATTATTAATAGAAAGTGGTACACCATTATGTTATTTAGTTCCATATAAAAGAGAAAAATTTAATTATCAAGTTAAAAAATACACAGATAAATATGCTAAAAAATTTAACAATGAATATGCAAAGTTACACAATTCATTTGTTGGTAATTATAGAAAGAATTTAAAAAAATGAAATATGAATTAATTGAAAATGTATTACAAGATTTTAAAGATTTACAAGATTTATGGTGTAACAGAGATAACATATCCTGGTATTATAATTCATCTACTTTAAGTGGCAAAAATGCTGATAATAATTTTATGTTTACTCACGCTTTATATAGAAATGATCAGATTAGTAGTAATTTTTACAATACAATACAAGAAGTAATATTTAAAGTATCAAATTATTCTAAAAAAACTAAGTTGTTAAGAGTAAAAGCAAATATGTATACCAATCAGGGTAAAAATATTTATCACGCAGTACATACTGATTATGAAAATATAGGAGATTTTACTACAGCAGTATTTAATTTTACTACTTGTAATGGTGGTACTGTTTTATTTATAGATGATAAAGAAGTTGTTATACCTTCTATTGAAAATAGTTTATTAATATTTGACGGTAATATTCCTCATCAAGGTTTTACACAAACAGACACAAATAATAGAGTATTACTTAACATAGATTTTATATGATATGATATAATCCTGTTTATGGACTACATCATAGGATTTTTGTTCGGATTTTTTTTAAAAGATCTTAATAAATTTATTAAAAGAATAAGTAATTATGATTGGGAAAATCGTAACTACTTTGATAAAGCATACACCTGGTCAGATGATATCTATATGTCAGAGGACGATCTACCATAATGTCAAACGGTAACGGTTTTACTACTAAAGAATACTTACAGTTAATTAAAGAGGAGATAGACATAGCTAATAAGCGCATTGATGAATTGCACGAGAAAATAAACAAATCACCTAGCAGACAGGAAATATTAGGTTGGCTTGTAGCAATCACAAGTAGCGCAGCATTCTTAAATAGTATAATGTAATCCATGAACGGATATACATTGTATTGGAATATATCTAAACGCATGGTTGCAGTGTTTATTGCACAAGCATTAAGTGTTATCGGTGCAGGATCTTTAGTTGGTATTGATGTAGTTGAATCATCTTTGTTAGCAGGACTATTAGGTGTTGCTAATGTATTAGAAATACTTGCACGTAAATATCTTAATGACGGTGTATTAACAATGGAGGAAGTTAATCAGGCCTTTGGTATCTTAGATAGCAAAACACATAATGATATGAACGGCAAAGAGATCTATTAGATCAGCATGCTACATAAATTTAATACTTTAATACGTATTGCTATTGTTTTATTTTTATTAGTACCTAACTCTGCAAGCGCATACCATACAGAAACACAAACACCGTATGGTATATCTATATCTGCAGACGATACAGACGGTAAAGTAACTGTAACGTGGCAGGAATCAGACGGTTTAGAGGTTAATCCACCAGAGTATTATCAAATAAGTTATGGATCTACTGATACAGCAGATAGTAAAACAGTAAATACTTCTTTTGGATTTACAACTGCATTGTCAAATCAAAGCTATACATTTACACCAGAACAAATTTATAGTGAGTTTGGATCTATTACAAAGTTTTATGCAAAAGTAAAAGCATTCCATGACACTAACGGTACAACAAGTGATTGGACAGCTATTGTAAATGTAGATTACAACTATACATACGTACCACCTACAACTGCACCACCTACAACAGAAGCACCTACAACAACAGAAGCACCTACAACAACAGAAGCACCTACAACAACACAGGCACCTCCACCTCCTCCACCGCCACCAAGCACTACAACTACCACTTTATATGTTGTAGTAAATGATGACGGTACAACATCTGAATATACAGAATCTGAAGTAGAGGACGGCACAGTAGAGAGAGACAAAGAACGTAAAGAAAATGAGGATAAGTACGGTTGTTACATGACTAATGCACAAATAGATCGTGGTGATTGTGAGATTAAAGAGGACGAAGTTAAGGAGGAGGAAGTTAAAGAGGAGGATATAATAGTTGTAGATGACAAAGAAAAAGAACCAGATACCGAAGGAGAACTTTTTAATGATGATGATGTGGTACTACCAGTGGAAACTAAAGACGATATGGTTGTGGACGATAAGACCGAAGTGCAGATTATTGAAGCTGAAATCAAAGAGATTGTTGAGGAAATTGAAAAGACACTTGAAATAGACGAACCAATAGTAATAGAATTAAAAGATGTTGAGGAAATATTACCAGAGAATGTACCTGAAAATGATCCTGAACCAGTTATTGAGGAAGTTGAAGCGCCAGAAGTAGTACAAGAAGTTGTAGAAATACAAGAAGTTGTAGAAGTTTTGGAAGCAGAAGTAATCACAGAGGAACAATTAGAACAAGTACAAGAAGTAGTGGATCAAGCTATACAGGAAGTAGATAATCTTACAGAGGACCAGGTAGAACAAGTTGCAACTGTACTACAGGTAGCACCAGAGGAAGTAAAACAGATTGCTGAACAGGTAAAGACAGACGAAGCAGTTGCAGAAGCAGTTGAAGTATTTGTTGAGAGAGCTGTACAAAACAAAGACGTAGAGGATTACAATCTTGCGGACGTAGTAACAGAAGTACAGACAGAGCAGTTTCTTGCAGATCCTATAGGTACATTGATAGATGTAGATCTAAGTAACATAACTTTTGAATCATTAGAGATGACAAATACACAAAAAGAAAAAGCACAAGAAGTTGTAGTTCCAGTAATCATAGCTTCGCAAATTGTGGCCAGTGTCCAGGTAGCACCAGTTAGAATGAGACGTAGAGTATGAAGTATATAAAGAAATTTTTTAACTGGGTTAAAGAAATATTTAAAGAAACTATTGCACAAACTTTTACATTGCTAGGTTTTTTTATTGCATGGCTTACGTTGACAGGATCAGCTAAAGATATTGTTGGTGTTGCAATTATATTATCAACTGTATTGTGGTTGTTAACTATAGGATTACGCAATGACAAACCAGAAAATAATAAAAAGGTCAGTAGATAGTGCTATAATTAGCACAGGAAGGATATAAATATGCCCGCAAAAAAAGCATACAAAGCTAAAACAGTTAAGAAAAATAAAAAGAAATACGCTAACAGACCTTAATTACTATGGCTAAAAAAAAGAAAAATAGTTTAGTTGGTAATATAAACAAGCGTAAAAAAGCAGGTACAAGTAGATCTAAAAAGAACTCTACTATATCTAAAAAGGCCTACGCAAAAATGAAAAAAGGTTGGAAGTAAATAAAGATTTCTTGTCCCAAATGTGGACAATCTCTTATGTGCAAAAACAGTAGGTTATACTGTACAAACCGTGAATGTAAGGACTATAATAAGAACAAATGAAAATAGATCTTATACGTTATCAATACGGAATTGACGCTACCAATGGTGCATTGTTTATTAATGATAAGTTTGAGTGCTACACATTGGAGGATCAACAACAAGCAGTAAAAGTCATGCACGAAACCTGCATACCAGAAGGATCTTATAAGATTAAGTTTAGAAAAGTAGGTGGATTCCATGAACGTTACAGTAAACGCTATCAGAATGCACACTACGGCATGTTAGAACTACAAGATGTGCCAGATTTTAAATACATATTGATACATTCGGGGAACACAGATGAGCATACCAGTGGTTGTATCCTCGTTGGAAATACACAGCAAGATTTAGATCTAGGTAAAGACGGTATGATTGGCCAATCACGTAAAGCATACGAGTCTATGTACAGAAAAGTGTCAGCAGTATTGTTACAGGGTAAAGAAGTAACAATTAATATATCAAAAATTAATTTAGATCAAGCAGAGAAATCTGTTGATGTAGTTGATCTATCTATATTAAGTGCAATAGAGGATAAGATTGACACTTTATCAGCTAGAGTTACACAAGCACTAGCGGGAAGGAACATAGTATGAGTGATGAACTAAAGCAACTTATTGAAAAAGTTGTGTGGACATTCATTGAGGCGTTTGGATCTGCATTGTTAGTAGGTCCTGCATTAGATCTTGATGTATCTGCAATTCAAGCTGCGGGAATCGCAGGTGGTGGTGCAGTTATTGTAGTATTAAAAGAGTATGCAAAAAAACAACTCGCAGGTAAATAAACTTACCTCAACACAACAGGACGTACCACACAATAAAACGAATATGATGACCAATCACGCAAGTGGTTGGGAACCAGGCGTAGAGTTTAATTACAAGACTAAGTCTGGTACTCTTACAACAAGACCTATTGATAACAGCAATCCAGAATTTGATAAGCTGTTAGCTGAATGGGGTTTTGATCCAGAAAAATATTCTATAGTCAACGATACTATTCGTGTATCTACATGGGATATGAATTTAGGTAAAGGTGAGATCCAACAAGCATGGGCCTACAAAGCACAGATTGTAGCTAAAGAACATACGCTTGATAAAAAAGATTACAATCGTATGAGCAAGTGGATTGAATCATACAAAAGAAAACCTAAACCAAAAGTAACACAACCTACTGCTAGTTTCTTTGTTGCAATAAGTGATCTGCAATTAGGTAAACGAGACGGTGGTGGTACAGAAGCTATTGTTGATAGATTCCTAGAGAAAATAGATACAGTACGTGATCGTTATAACTTCTTACGTAAAGCAGGAGTTAAGTTAGATCAACTTACTGTTGTAGGATTAGGTGATATAGTTGAAGGGTGCGTAGGCTTCTATCCCAAAGCAATGGGACCTAATGGTGTAGAGCTTGACTACCGAAATCAAATGAAACTAGCAAGAAGGTTGATAGCTAAAGCATTAATTGAATGGAGTAAAGACTTTGATCTTGTAGTCGTTGGTGCAGTACCAGGTAATCATGGTGAGAAAAGAACAAGCAAAGGTATAGCACCTACAGGTGAAATGGATAACTATGACATAGAAGTGTTTGAACAGATTGGTGAGATCTTTGCAGATAAACCACAATACAAGCACATAAAGTTTGTGATACCAGATGAACCACACCTATCTCTTAATGTATGTGGTACCAACATGACGTTTACTCATGGCCACCTCGCAGGTTATGGTGGATCAGTAGAGAATAAGATTATGAACTGGTGGAAAAACCAGACGTTTGGTAAGTTTCACGCAGGATCTAGCGACATCTTAGTATCTGGACATTATCATCATCACCGTGAATTACATGACGGTAGGACCTGGATACAAGTACCTAGCTTAGATGAATCTACATGGTTTGAACAACAAGCAGGTAAGAAAACAAAGCAGGGTGTTATGACTATGGTTGTAGATCAATACGGCCATAACAATAAAGAGATCGTTTAAACAGAAAAGCGGCCTCTCTGGACCGCTTTATTTCTGCTTCTACAATGGAGGTGAGCCATGTAAAAAACTTACTTGATCCAATGTACCACATGTTATAATTAATGCAAGTCAATATTCAAGTAGGGTTTCCTCCTTTACCTACTTGCTTACACCTACTATTTTTCATCAGTAGGTGTTGCTAATGCAAAAAACCTGTATATAATATATAGTGGAGGTGCAAATGGCAATAACAACACCTGATGAACATACAATAGAACAGCTAGAAGCTATAAAGAAAAGCGTTGCAGATACTGGCGCTAAATTTATTCTTGTAGAAAACAACTGTATTAAGTATGTTGATTCAACTGGTGAATTAAACTACTACGTCAATAAGAACGGACTAACTATAGATCGTTGGGAATTATGGAACAACATAATACATTACATCTTTGTTAGATCAGTACGAGGTGGCGATTAGTGGGTTTATTCACAGACAAAAAGGAGATGAAAAACTGGGCGATAGCTTTAGGTAACGCATGCGGTGGTGCAAAAGTAACTACTGAATTGCAATTAACTAAAGTAGATCCAGATAAAGTTTTCAAATTAACACAACAATTTGTAAACGAATACAATGCGCAGATGATGAAGGCCATACAAGAATATAAAGGTGATGAGAGTGAGTGAACCTTTACCTATGGATCGTGATGTGCGTGTTATGTTTACTGATCACAGCACACGAGACTTTATTGTTACTGCTGAAAACAAAAAACAAGCAGAGGAAATATTTGATTTAATCTTTAACCACATGGAACAAAGCATTAATGATCTATTAAAACAATATAAAGTTGGAAAAAAAACAAAGGTGTGGGTAGAATATCATGTAGACAAAGAACATTATGAAATGGAGGAGGACGATAACTAATGGCATGGCGTGATGAATACGATATGGTGGAGGATAGACTAGCAAAGTTTTGGGAGGAGAATCCAGACGGCAGAATAGAGACAGAGATACTTAGTATTACTGCTGATCATACTTCTGCTGTACATCAAGCAAGTATATTTTTAAATAAAGAGGACGCAAGACCTGTAGCTACAGGTATAGCGCAAGATCAAAAAGGACCTGTTGGTGCTAACCAGACTTCCTGGATAGAAAACGGTGAGACTTCTGCGATTGGACGTGCATTAGCAAATTATATTTACGCAGCAAAAGGTAGACCGTCAGTTACTGAAATGCAAAAGGTGGAGAACTTAAAAGAATCTGCGGGACAAGTAGAGACTAAGACAGTTACCAAGAGTGTAGATCAAACTAGCAATAGCAAGACCTACACTCCTTCACCTTCTGTACAAAAGAAGGTTGATGAAGCTAAGAAGGCAGAGGCAGAAGCAAATGCGCAACCTGTTGAACAACGTGTAGCTGATACATTAGAGACAGATGTTGAAGTATCCGTTGTACCACAATGTATGACTTGCGGTAATGAAGTATGGGATAACAGAGCAGACAAAGCAAGTGGCAAAGTTAAACCTACCTATCCAGATTACAAATGCAAGACTAAAGATTGTAGAATCTGGTACATAGATAGTTATGCGAATGACAA